ATCCGCGAAAGCCAAGAAAAAAGGAAAGGAAATCAGAGAAGCCTATATTGATGCAATTGATGGACTCGATAAACTCTTGGCGGCTATTAAGACAGCTTCAGAAAGAGGATTTATCAAAGCTATCGATGGCAGAAAAATTATGGTGGATAGCCCACATAAAGCGTTAAATTATTGCCTTCAAGGTAACTCCGCTATCCTTGCTAAACGTTGGATGGTAATCAATCAACAAAACATAAAAGACTTAAATTTATGTTGTTCACAACTAGCCTTTATACATGACGAATTGCAATTCGAGTGTTCCCCTAAACAAACAGCTGACTTATCAACATCCTTGGTATTTAGCAGTCTCGCAGCTGGAGAATACTACAACCTCAGAATCAGAATTGACGCAGAAGCAAAAACCGGAAACAACTGGAGTGAAACCCACTAATGAGAAGTAAATCAATGATGGGAGTACAAACCGTAGTCCCGTTTACATCAAAGAAAACCCGTCAAGGTAACGGCTTGCATAGTAAACCACGAAAAGGTAAGAAAAAATATAGAGGCCAAGGTAAATGAAGTTATTTGTTGACGCAGATTACATTGTTTATAAGGCATGTGCCGGTGCAGAGTCAGAAGTTGACTTTGGTGATGATGTAATTTTAGTTGTCAGCAAATTCAGTGAAGCATACGCATCAGTCAAACGTGAACTAAATAAAATTAAAAATCAGTTCATGTGGGATGTACCTGAAGTAGTTCTTTTCTTTAGTGATAGTACTAACTTTCGTAAGGAGATTATGCCTGCTTATAAGGGACATCGTAATCGTAAGAAACCTTGTGGATACAAACGTGTTATCAATGCTCTCAAAGATGAGTATGAAGTAGTAATACTACCGACTCTTGAAGCTGATGATAGTATGGGTATCTACGCTACTAAATATCCTGGTAACATTATCGTTAGTCCTGACAAGGACATGCGACAGATACCTGGAACCCTCTACAACATGGATGAAACCGTGAATGTGGAAGAAGCTGAGGGACAACGTTGGCACCTCGTACAGACGCTTTCAGGTGACCAAACAGATGGCTACAGTGGTGTACCTGGTATAGGAATCAAACGAGCAGTTGCTTTGTTTGAAGACAAAGGCTACACTTGGAAAACAGTTGTTAATGCATTTGCTGAGAAGGATCTTGGTGAAGACATAGCACTACAAAACGCAAGACTTGCAAAGATCCTTACTAACGATGATTATGACTGGAGAGCAAAACAGCCCATCCTTTTTACCCCCTCCTCCGATTATAAAGTTGACAGTGGAGCAGGACTTCAAAATAAGAAGGCTTGAAGACCTTCTACCGAAAGCTGATAAATCAGATATCATTACTTTATTCATGGCACTGCAACGTCAAAACTTTGCACTTGCTAACACTGTATCTAACCTAGTTAAACAATGGCCCAATCACCTGAACACTACGGAAACAACTGGGAAGTAGGAGACTTTATCGTTAACCAAAACTTAAGTTTCTTTCAAGCTAACGCTGTTAAATACATCTGCCGTTGTGAATACAAAGGCGATAAAAGAAAAGACCTAGCCAAAGCAATCCACTACCTACAACATGAACTCGACAAAACACAATCAGACTGGGACAACTCTCTTAAGTCAAGCAAAAGAGTTCCGGGACGCTTACAATCTGCCAGTATCTGGGAAGAGTGGGAAGAGTGGGAGGCAGACCCAGAAATGTTTGATCGATGAAGAATGGTCAGAGTTTCACGAAGCCTTTCATTTTAAAGATGAACACGAACAACTAAAGGAACTTTGTGATCTTGTCTATGTGTGTTATCAGTTTGCTGCTAATGAAGGCTGGGATCTAGATGAAGCTATGGATCGTGTTCATAAATCAAACATGTCCAAACTAGATGAGAATGGACAACCTATTTACCGTGAAGACGGTAAGGTCTTAAAAGGACCAAACTACAAACCTCCAAATCTAACTGATCTACTCAATGACTAATCTAATCTCCCGTACAGGACGGGTACAATCATGGATTGATGATCCTACACATCGCCTACCAGTCAGCTGCACAGTGTTTGTAGTTGAAAATGAAATGGAAGGACCAAATGGTATTGAAGCAAGCTGGAGGTTTGCCTCACATGCTCTTAGGTATGGTGCAGGTTGTGCTATTCATCTTTCTAAACTTGATCCTAAAGGTTACACAAGAGAGTCAGGTGTTACTGCTTCTGGTCCGGTAAGTTTTGGTAAAATTTATTCTTCTTTAAATGAAATACTTAGACGTGGGGGGATTTACAAAAATGGTGCCATTGTTCTTCACCTTGACTTATCCCATCCTGATGCTAGGGAGTTTATCAATGCTAATAGATCCGAGCTACCTTGGGTTAAACGATGCATCAACATCACTGAAGAGTGGTGGAAGGATTGTACGTTCAAGGAAGAACTACTATATGGAATCAAATCAGGTGACATCTGGCTCAACAAAGTAAAATATGACAATGAAGGAAACCGCATCAGAGGTAACGTCTGTCTCGAAGTATACCTGCCATCACGAGGTACCTGTTTACTACAGCATATCAATCTTGGAGCCTGTGAGTTCGACGACATCCCACGAGCATTTGTTGAAGGTATGTCCGAATTGTGCAGCCTACATAGTAGGACAGCTGTCGGAGATTCTGGAGAATACCTCCCGCCTGAAGTTGATAGACAGGTGGGACTCGGAATGCTTGGCCTCGCAAATCTCCTACGGCGGTACGGAGTAACATACGATCAATTTGGACGTGCATTAGAACAATACAACAACAACGAAACCATCCGCTCAGCCGCTTATGAACTTGTCTCTCAAATTGCTTCAGGAATTAACCAAGCAGCCGCAATCGCTCGCGAACATAATATGGTTCGAGCCTTTGCTATCGCTCCAACCGCCAGTTGCAGTTATCGAAGCGTGGATCTGGATGGCTATACTTGCACACCAGAAATCGCTCCACCTATCTCGCAGACAGTCGATCGCGACTCAGGTACTTTCGGAGTACAAACTTACAACTATGGTGACGTAGAGATTGCAAGTAAAGTAGGCTGGGAAAATTATAAACGAGTGGCAGATGGTATCATGACGATGCTAGACGCTACAGGACTTCTTCATGGATATAGTTTCAACTCTTGGAGTGATTCTGTAACCTACGATAATGCATTCGTCGAAGAGTGGCTACGGTCTCCGCAAACAAGCCTCTATTATTCACTACAAGTTATGGGTGATACACAAGATAAATCAGATGCATATGCTGCACTAGATGCAGAAGATATTGAAAATTATCTAGAGGACATTTTAAATGAAGAAATTACCTGTGATTGTCAAGAATGAACCCTTACGAAAAACTACTAAACAGAAAAAGAAAATGGACACCAGTTCAGACAACTGCTGGTACATGCAAGGACGGCGCGGAAGAGGCGATACTCCGTGCTCTTGCCTTAAGGAATTTGGAACTACCTGTGGGAGGTTTTATCCGTGATGGATTGGCTACCGACGTACCAAAACTATCGCGGGAGTTATTGGAATCAAATGTCACCGACGAGGAAAATCACGACCTGGCACTTGGTTACATTGCCAATGCTTACGGGGTTGACGAAAAAGCTGAATCAGAAGCTCTCCGGCTCAGGGAAGCTTGGACTGCGCATCCTGATCATACAATCCTCAAAGCGATGGTTGCCGAACGTGCAATTTTCTTCGTTCTTCTACCATTCTTCCGCTTTAATGGTGACGCTGGAATGCGAACAGTCAGTGCGGATATAAGTAGAGATGAACAAATTCACGTTGCTGCCAATAGCCTTGTTTGTCGGGAGCTGGGGCTTACTGTCAGTC